GATGACGGACATGGTGTCAAGCCTACGGCGTGGTGGCCCCCCACCACGCCCGACGGTTGTTTTCATCGCGGGTAATGCCGCCTACTTCGGCCCCATCCGCGGTGATCCGCAGTTTGCGCCAACCAGCGAGGTAAAGCTTGGCGGCGAGTTTGTCTGGCGCCTCGTCCGTGACGCCGGTCCGGCTGTTACCGGCTCGATCCTCGCCGACATAGCGGTGTGTCATGGCGAGTGCTCCTTCAGTAGTACGGTTCCGATGTACTCAGTATGGCCGATGACAGACATGGTGTCAAGTGATGTGCGTCACATCACGGCGTGGCGACACGACATGACGGGGCGTCGTGGTGACGACGGGGCGTCGTGCAGCTCGCCGCGTTTCCGCTCGGTTTCCGCCGGCCGACTAGGGGCGACCGATAGCCCCCGAATGGACAAAATACGAAAAAACACCCTAACTGGGATTTTCGCTGGTACGCTTAGAAGCTAAGCGTACCAGCGAAAATGGTTCCTGTCAAGTCAAGAAAGCACGGAATCGCCGAGTCACCGGATCGTGGTTACGCTGATTGCCATGTCGATTCAGTTGGCGTCCTCGCTTCGTCGCGCCGGCGCGGTGCACGAGGCGCGTGGCCTGTACCACGACCCGGTGGAGTGGCTGGACCGTTACATCGACTGGCCGCCGAACACGTCCCTCGCTGATTACCAGCAGGAGGTCATCGCCGGGATCCCGGTTCACAGGCGGCAGGCGGTCCGCGGTCCGCATGGTTTGGGCAAGTCCGCGCTGGCATCTCTCACGACCCTGTGGTTCGGATGTACCAGAGAGGTCGCCGGTGTGGACTGGAAGGTCGTGACGACCGCGACGGCGTGGCGCCATCTGACCATCTACCTGTGGCCGGAGATCCATAAGTGGATCGCCAGGGTGAAGTGGGACGAGCTGGGGATCCAGCGGCCGAGACCGCGAGCCGAGCTTCTCGACCTGAGACTGAAGCTCGCTCACGGGGCAGCCTCAGCCATCGCCTCCGACGACCCCGTCAACCTCGAGGGTGCCCACGCGGACAGCATTCTGTACATCTTCGACGAGGCCAAGGCGATACCCGTCGAGACCTGGGATGCCGCGGAGGGCGCGCTCTCGGGTGACGGCGGCGACGACGACACGCCGATGGAGGCGTTCGCACTCGCGATCAGCACCCCCGGCGCTCCGAGTGGAAGGTTCTTCGAGATCCATGCCAAACGGCCGGGTCTGGACGACTGGCACGCCCGGCACGTCACGCTGGATGAAGCGATCAAAGCGAAGAGAATCTCAAGGCAGTGGGCCGAACGCCGGAAGGTGCAGTGGGGAGAGAACAGTGCGATCTATCGCAATCGTGTCCTGGGTGAGTTCCACGCCCAGGATGACGAGGCGACGATCCCGCTGGAATGGGTGGAGCAGGCCAACCTGCGATGGAGGGAGTGGGACGAGAACAACAGACCGATCGAGACCGCGAAGGTTCTCGGAGTGGACGTCGCGCGCAGCGGCAAGGACTTCTCCGCCCTCGCGCACCGCTATGGCGACGTCGTGGAGAAGGTGGAGCGCCGCAGGTTCACCGACACCATGCGGACCGCGAGTGAGGTTCTGCGCCACATGGACGGCACCACCAAGGCGGTCGTGGACGTGATCGGGATCGGGGCCGGCGTGGTCGACCGTTTACGCGAGCTGAAGCAGAAGGTCATTCCCTTCACGGGATCAGGAAAGAGCAAGTCCAGGGACCGAAGCAGGGAGTTCGGATTCAGCAACCGCAGGTCAGAAGCCTGGTGGCACATGCGCGAGCTGCTGGACCCGAGCAACGACTCCCAGGTCGCACTTCCCGACGACGACCAGCTCACCGGCGATCTGTGCGCGCCCCGATGGGACGTCAAGACCGGAGTGCCGCCGAAGATCGAGATTGAGCCGAAGGACAAGCTGGTCGCCAGGATCGGGCGCAGCCCCGACGTTGGCGACGCGGTGGTGATGTCGTTCTTCGTGGACAAGGTCAAGGGCCAGGTCGAGTATGCCAAGGTGCCCGGTGCGGCAGAGCGGCAAGCCGAAAAGGCCGAGCAGCTCAAGAAGCAGCGCCAAAACCAGGAACAAGGCGACGGGAACCGCAGAGCTCCGCCGATCAGTACGAAGCCGAGGCGCCGCGGGATCCTGAGCCTGAGCCCGCTTGACCGGGGGCGTGGCTTCTTCCGCTAGTATCGTCGGGCGAGATCCACAGTGCGAGATGCACTCACTTTCCGAGATGGAAGAAGGCGAGATCGATGCCACGAGAGATCATTCACGATGACAGGCCGTTGCCGGATGGCGACGGCGAGCAGTCCACGCCGCTCGCGGTGAGCGTCGGTTGGGGCCGGGAGGCGTCCTACGTACAGGTCGCGACGATCAACCTCCAGGTGGAGGAGCATGGCTCGCCCGAGTATGGCTGGTTTGTCGACCTCGATCGGCACCGGATCAATCAACTGATTCGCGTTCTGCGTCGAGCCCGCGATCAGGCGTTCGGCAAAGACGAGTAATATTCCTCACGCCCTCGGCAGGGGTGTGGCGCACCGTCGTGGGCAGGGCGTGTCCGCGGCGGTGCGTCCTGTCGGAACCTAACAGCCAATACACTAGGCGCGTGCCTGACCTTTCGATCATCGCGCTCGTCGCTCTTGCGACCGCGAGGTTGACTGGACTGGTCGTCGAAGACAAGATCACCGAACCCGTACGGAACTGGGTCGCCGGGCACACCGGAGACGACTCGAAGGTGGCCTATCTGCTGTTCTGTCCCTGGTGTGCCAGTATCTACGCAGGCACGGCGCTGGCGGCACTGGTGTACTTCGCGTATGGAAGCGGTCTGGTCTACATCGGTCTGCTGGCGCTGGCGGCATCCCAGGTCGCCGGGATGGTCTCGGGAATCGGGAGGTAGCGAGTGAAGGAGTCCCGATTCTCCGCATTCGTCGCCAGGACCGTCAATTTCGCCGACCGGCTCTCGGTCCGCCATGAGGCGATCGCGCTCCCGAACGGCAGCGAAAGCGCCAACGGCAACGGACATAATCGGCTTCCGCGCTCCTTGGTCGCCTCGGCCGCCCCGATCACCGCGTCGAACGTGGACAAGAACCTGCGACTGAAGGACTCGGAGTGGCAGGTCGAGGCGTGGCGGTTCTACGACCTGATCGGGGAGCTGCGGTTCGCGGCGAACTGGATCGGCGGTGCGCTGAGCCAGTGCCGGATGTACGTCGGCGAGCTCGACGACTCCGGCGAGGTCACCAAGGAGGTCAAGACCGGGGACATCGCGAAGCTGGCCGCGGTCCCGCTGGGGAGCGGAAGCCGGCGTGACGAGAATCTCCGGCTGCTGGGCATCAACCTGTTCGTGGCCGGCGAGGCGTTCATCATCGGCGAGGGTGTTCGTACCGACGACGAGACCGACAAGTGGTATGTGGTCTCGAATGCGATGATCGACACTACCGGCGGCAAGATCATCGTGAACCGGCCCCGCGACGTCGGCGGCGGCAAGCTGGTCCTTCGCGACGACCGGGACATCATGCGCCGGGTGTGGACGCCGCACCCGAGGTTCACCGACCAGCCCGATTCTCCCGTCAGGGCGGCGATCCCGGTCCTCACGGAGATGCTGCTGCTGCTCAAGCGGGAGTTCGCCGAGTTGGAGTCCAGGCTCGTCGGCGCTGGCATCCAGTGGCTTCCCGAGGGGATCGACTTCCCGCATGGCGATGACGAGGAGGGCGGGCTCGGCGGATTCGTCAAGTACCTGGCCCGCGTCGCCGAGCAGAACATGGGCGAGCAGGCCGACGCCAGCGCGATGCTTCCGATCTTCGCGACCCTGCCGGACTGGGCGGTCGAGTTCATCGACAAGCTCAAGCCGACGCACTACTGGTCGGAGCTGTCTGAGAAGCTCGGCGAGCTCAAGTCCGGCGCTATCCAGCGGCTCGCTCTCGCGCTGGACATGCCGGCCGAGCTGCTGACCGGTGCGGCTGACTCCTCACGCTGGCATGCCTGGTTGGCCGACGAGCAGGTCATCAAGATTCACATCCGGCCGCTA